TAACAGAATCTCTATTTTCAGGGTCACTATGTCCACGAGAATTATAAATTGGATTTCCGTCATATGCCCATCCAATTATTTTAAGATTACTATCATCATCTCCAAAAGATGTTTTTAATTTATCAAAATAACTTAAAACAGAATATTGTAATTTGTCTTTTCCTTTTTGTAGTGATTCTCCCGAAGAAAATCTTGCAACTTTATCATTAAGTTGTAGTTTTCTTATATTTGAATTAATGATTTGTTTTTTGCCGGAAGGTACTATTTGGATTTTTGTTGTTTCTTGTAAATATCCCGTACCAGCATTAATAACTTTAACCTCAGTTATTTGACCATTATTAATTACAGATCTTAATTCTGCTCCCGTTCCAGATCCAGAAACAATCAAATCTGGAACTGAATAGTATTCAATTCCATTATATGCAACAACAACACTATCAATAGATCCATTTACAATAACAGGTTTCAGTTCGGCAAATCTACCATTTTTTACAGAAATCCTAGGATTCTTTTGATAATTTAATACTGTAGAACCATATCCAGTTCCATTTTCATACAAATACGTATCTATTATACTTCCTTTTACAACAGGAGTCGTAACTAACTTTTGAGTCTCAGATGTAGTTCCTAAACCTACAGGATTATATTCAATAGAAACTGAAATGTCTGGATATTTAAAATATTGATATCCATTACCAGTGCTTTGCAAATTTATATAATTTTTTGTTTCATAGTTGGATGTTATTGTTCCCCCAATTCCGGCATCACACAACCTAAAAGAATCATTATCAACTTTCAATATCTGATATTGATTTGCTGAATTTAATCCAGTTATACTAGTTGTTTCATAATCATATTCTATAATTTCACCATCATTAAAATTATGATTTTTAAAATTAATCGTATTTCGAGTTGTAGATATTCCTGTAGGTTTAACAATTAATTTTCTATTAGTATATCCTTCACCTTCATTAAGAATTTTTACGTATGAAACTTGTTTTTTTGATGCTAGTGTTGAAAATTTATGAAGACCTCCAGTCCCCGTATATATTCCAACGGTGTTAATTCCCGCTTGCTGATCTTCGAGAGTGTTAAAAAGTGTTATTGCTCTTGCACTGTCTACATTGGCATAATATACTGAATCATTTGGTAGTTTGTAATTATTAATTACCGATCCAAGAAGTATAGGATCATTGCCTAGAGAATTATAGACAATTTGCTCCCCATTTGAAAAATTATGATTTTTTAAAAATAAAATTTGATTAGTGCTTCTTACAACTCCACCACCATTAGTAAATGATTCCCCATCAAATAAAACTTCTCTAGACTTCTGTACTAATACTGGTTCAATAGAAGCTCCTTTACCATTTCCACCACTTATACTGATAGATGTGATATTATTAATATTATAATCCTGAGAGTCTATATATACTTTTTTTAGTGATCCACTAATTACTGGTTGAATTTTTGCAGTATTTCCTGCTCCTACAGCAACATCAATTAAAGGTAGATTAATTACATCAAAATCTTCACCTCCGGATAAAATTTCAGTACTTTCAATGGGTCCATAATATACAAAATCTTTAGATTTATAATTACTAATTTCCACACCATTTATTAGCATTCCCGTGTATCCGGGCAAAGTTTCTGTGCCTAATCCATTTTCAATATTTTTTCCCAAAGGAAACTTTCTCAAAATTCCCTGTATTCCAAGATTTTTATCTATTTGAGAACTTAAAATAAAACTATGAGTTCCAATACCAGAACTTGGTTTTTCGAAAGATAAATTGTTTCCAGATTCTATTAGGTTTGGAGAGGCATATAATTTAAAAGATCTTGAATCTTCTGCCTTTTCAACATAATAAAATCCAGTAGAGAGACCAATTAATGGTTCACCTTCAGAAGAATAATATACTTTATCTCCAGTAATGAATGGAATATCGGGTTCACTTGCTAATGGTTTAAACTGCGTAAACTTATTATTCGAATCTTTACCACCAATATTGTCAGTGTTATTAACATTGAATGCTACAACTGAGGCATCAATCTCATATCTATACAGACCCTTCTCATCCTTTATATCTTTTACATCTATAGTCTGTGATGGTAAAGAATTTGATGCCACATATGCATATTCTTCCCCATCTACGTACAAATTCAATACGTCAGATAATATAGAACCACTTTTAAAATTTTCACCAGATTCTGATGATTTATTTAATTTTCTTCTTAAATCATATGAAGTCTTTATACTTAAATTTGGCCTATTTGTAAGAGTTAAAGTATTTTTTCCAGAATCAATAGTTTCAATAGAAACAGTACCAGAAGTAGATTTAACTACTGTTTCACTATTTTTTTCTAATATCTCAACCTCATCTCCAAATTTTAAACTAGATTTATTAATAATAGATTCTAACTTTATACCCAAGTTTCCACTTTCACCTGTAGTGAATTTGTGTCTTGTACTTGTATTGTAAATCCACGAATTTGCAAATATTTCCTTCCAGTTATTGGAATTATCTTTTATCTTATCACCTATATTTTTAACTAATAAAATATCTCCTTCACTAACTTGAAAATCTTCAGATTCTTCTACTATATCATCAGTAACCCCAAGAAGAATTATCTCAACTTTTTTTGATGTGTCTCCATCTTCATATGAAAAATAAGTATCTTCAGATGATACTTCTGAAGTTTTTGCAAACTCTTTTACTCCAGAACATCCAATAAACTGATTAACAGTTTTTTTGCTATATGAAACTTTATTATTTTCGCAAGTAATGCTTCCAGATTCTGGAAATCCTACAGTAGAATCAACAGTCAATATTGTATCACCTTCATTTGAAGACTCTACTAATTTTGTATTTGGAGTAATAATAAAATTTCCTTGAGTAGAAGATACTTTATCATTATTTCCAACATATAACTCAATCTTATAAAAATCTTTTTCCTTTCTAGTAAATTTTTCTACAAAAGATACTGAAGCGTTTGTATTTAAATCATTACTTTTAAATAAAGTCTGTCCAGATATTTTTAACGGATCTCCTGATATTACTTTTGCAGTACAAACTTCTCTTCTTACATAATTTGCAGAAGATGGTTTTATTAGATAATTCTCTAAATTTATAATAGATGGAATTTCTCCAAAAATAACTTTAAATAATATTTTTATGGATTCATCTGTACCTTTAGACTCATAAAAATCTTTTGCTCTTTTTATAAAATTACCAACATCCAGTTTTTCAGATAAAGTAATATCTTCCAAACCAGGAGTAAAAGTATATTTTAATTTCTTATAAAATTCTTTTAAAAATAAAGAACTTAAATTTTGAACAGTTGATCCAGAAGAATGTGCTTCTGCAGTGGAAGTAGAAAATACAAGTTCTTCTTGGTTTAAATCTTGATGATAATCAGTAATTCCACTAAAACCTCTAATACAACCAGTAAAACTATTTGTAGTTAATCCGGTGTATGTAATAATTTCATCGTCGATTTTAAGAATTCCATATTCATTTGGAAATCCCTTTGTACTAGAGACACTGATAACAGTAGAATCTGATAATAATTCTGCTTCTAAAGTCGTATTATCTACAATAACTTCTGGTTTTAAGTTATCAACCTTTAAATATTGATCAAGGTTGTCTGTAATATCAGAAGGTCCACCCTGATATTCTTGCGAAATATAATATTGCTTTAAAAAGTCAACTGTTTTAGGACTTTCGTCCAAAATAAAACTTGGAATCTGGCTATTGATAAGGTCTTGTACCTTTACCTTAGATTCAAATCCAGTCTGTATCATATTATTCTCTTATTAAATTTCCGTTTGAATAACTTGAAGTATAAAAATCATTGACAAATCTGGTTCCAGATATTTCATCTCCAGATGCAATCACATCTCTTACCATATTTATTGAGCTTTTAGAAGTATCTAATGAGATATACAAATCTCTCAGTCCCACTACATCATTGGACTCTGGGAAAGCCTGTATTTCTATTAAACCATTACTTAAAGAAGTTGATGTTATATTTACCGTACCTAAATTTATTTCCCCCTTTAGGTAATCCACTGTTCCTGCAGATTTTACAATAACCCTTACATTATCAGAAGAAACTCTTTTTACAATTGACAATACTCCAGTTTTTAAATCTGGATTTGGAACATCCGTCAAATATACTGTACCTTCTTCACCTGCAATATTAAATCCTGTAGATTTAATATTATATCCCTTCTCATTTACATGAAATCTATTTCCATAGCATAGTTCATATTGTGCAAACACATTAAAAACCGGTCTCAAATCTCTACGAATAATAATTTTTGTAATATTTGATGTAATTGAAGTGCTAGTATTGTCAATAACCTGTTGCATTTTACTATATTTAAATCTTCCACCAAATTTATTTACATCAAAAGACTGAGAATATTTTTCAATTGAATTTGTAACTAATGCTTTAAGTGAGTTTGGAGATGATGACTGTGAATAATTATAATAAACATAACTATCAAGTTCAACGTAAAGTATTTTAAGATCTACTATTTTTTGATTTATTCCAGAAATTGAATATTGTTTTATTTTAGAAAGTATTTGAGATTTATCAAAGTCGGAAACAAATGTTCCGTTCTTTGGTTTAATGCTTATTTGAACCGTCCCAAATTCTGGCGGATCTAATTCTTCTCCACCGACAATTGATACCGATTCCGTATTTGGGTATATTTTTTTTATAATAGCTTCATAATCTCTTGATGTAACTGCTCTATATTGGGAGGAGTATAATTTGGGGGCAAAGTACTTAATCGAATCTATCGATTCAATTTCTCCACCATTGATCGATGATTGATTTGTTGTTACTACAACTGTACCTGGATCTATGATATTGCCTGAAGAATTTTCTAAGGTTCCAGAAAAAGAGAAGTTGCGAACCCCATTACCATCTCTTCCATCAGTTACAATATAATTTGCAGTAATGACTGTTCCATCACCAGAATCTCCCAATTTTTTACCAATTAAATCATCACCAAATCTTAATTCATATTTTTCATCTTGAACTTCATTGAGAAAATAAACTCTGGAATTTTTTCCAATATTAAATATATTTTCAGACAATGAGTATTCTAGTCCAAGTCCACTTGCATTAGTTTTTTTAACATAAACTTTAACTGTTGAGGTATCAATGAATGAATTATCTAAAATAAATTTTTGATTCAATGATCCATCATATATGAATTGATTTGTTAAGAATATTCCCTGATAAACATCAATGTTACTGAAAGAAGCTACACCATTTTCAACATTCACTACAATGTCTTCGGGTACTGCAAAAGTATATGAAGTGTCACTTACATTCCCTACACATACTATTCCTGCTTTAAGAGTAAGTGTAGTAGTATCTAAATCACTTATTGTAAAGGATATTTGCGCTTTTGATGCATTTCTAGATCTTGGAACGTATCCAATATTTCCTGCAAGAGAAACAACATTTTCACGTAAAGTTGCTGAATCTAAAAAAGATTCGTTCACAACCATATTGGAGTTAAATGCTGTAATATAGGTATTATATGCTAATATGTCAATCAAAACTGACATATTGGACCCTTCATAATCAAAGTCCTTAAAGTCACTGTTCGCACGAAGATAATCCTTAATGGATGTCTTTATCTGATCAAAATCTAGATTTGTATATTTTGTAAAAGGCATTTTATCTGGTTGCCTCTAAGAGGAATGAATATTCTTGTCTTGGAAACTCTTGACCAACAATATCAAATACTATAGTTACATCAAAGGCATTTTGATCAGGATATGGATTTACTTCAACAATCAAATTTGCCACTCTTTCTTCGAAGTTATTAATTGCTATTTCAATCTGATCTCTAATTATCGATGCAGTACCAAAATCAACAAATTCAAATAAACTCCTTCTTACATCAGATCCTAATAAAGAATTAAAAAATCTCTCAGTCGGTAATGTTTCTACAAGATTTCTTACCGAACGACGAATTGCACTTTCATTTTTTAAAACGGGGAGATCATTTGTAATTGGATGAGGTTCGAAAGATAAACTAATATCCTTAAATGACCTCGATATCCTTTGAGATGCCATTGTTAAAGAGTTTTCTTAATTTTATTTATACCTTATTCCTGAAGATTCTTTTGATTTTCTTCTAAATCATCGTGCATGATCTCTTGAATCACTCTTTCCTTATTATCCTTAGTATTTTTTGATAATGACCAGTAATCTGTCGTTAAACTTGTAGTTCCCCATACTTCTCTCATATAGTTTTTATTTCTATCTACAGGTAAGTTTCCCATTTTTGCTCCTGATTTGTGAAAATCAGAACTTTTAGAGGGGTTGCTATCCCTTTTTTTATTTATTTTCGCGTTCTTTTGCCGTTTTCCAAAAATATTCATCCTCACGACCCATTCCAAGTCGTTCATTTCCATTTTCAACTTGATAATATTGAGTTGAAACCTTAAAATCGGGTATTTTTGGTTCAACAGGAGTTAAACTATTGTCAAAAATACGTAATCTGTTGTTTGGATAGAGTGCATATTGTCCATTTTCAAGTTCAATTAGGTTATGAGACTTATGTTCGGCAGGATTTTCACTCGTTGCCCAGTCAACATAGTCTGGATCATGATGATAATTATCAATTGTGCAGATATAAGTGCCTTTTACATTACCATGATCTCTTGTATAGCACTCAAAGTCCATTGAACCAATAAATTTCTTATCAACCGAGACGACTCCATAATCCATACAATTCCAAAACTGAAGATTTGGTAGGTTCATGTCAGGAGAAGGAGTCTTAGGAACCGAGACAAAGGCACTGATGGGCAATTTATCGTACATTGCCGCATACTCTGGTAAATATGTCTCAAAATAAAAAGCACGTCCAGGTATCGATTTAACCGATACCCAGACGCCTTTGACAAATTCACCATGCCCACTTTGATGATCTGTTAGATATTCTTTACGAACCCACACTTCTATTGAAGGAAGGTTTGCGATCAAACATGCCATGGTAACCTTTACATTTCTAAATGTATATATTACCGTCCTTGACCACGATACATCTTTCGTTTTCCATTGCGAGACGTAGCGGCATACTTAGTATTCTTACCACTCCCTTGACGAGTTTTCTTCGGCTTACCCGGCATAAAACCGTCTTTAACCAAACCAACTTTTGAACGAACTGCCATAATAACTCCTTAAATTTTAAACATTTTTGTCTCAAGATCTTGAGGTCTTGGAGAACCTTTCTGATAATACTCTATCGAAAGGTTCTCCATAATATCAAAGTATTCCTCCTGTGTCAATCCTTTATACAGAACCTCCCCTTTATGGAGAATTGTATATTCTGTCTCTGACATCAAATCACACGAGTCTTTTCGTGTCCAACGCGAATGCGAGGATCACACCAAATCTCAAATCCTGCTTCCTTTGCATCCAGACAGAAACTTACATCCTCTCCACACATATCCTGAACCTCTCCAGACTCAAAGACTTGCATCTTTGG